GGGCGCGTCAACGGGGACGTGCACAAGGCGGCGCATTGGGTGACGCCTCGGCTGAGGCATCACGAACACGAGGGGGTACAATGATTCCGATTTTCAACAACACACTGGGGTATGAGGAGGTCATAGCGGTCGAGCGTGTCTTTGCATCGCGCTGGCTGGGGCGCGGGAACGAGTGCGCGGCGTTCGAGATGGAGTTCGCGCGTCACATCAAGCAAGACCGTGTGCTGCTCTTTAACTCGTGCACGTCCGCGACGTTTGCGATGCTAGAGGCGCTGGGCATCAGTCCAGGGGACGAGGTGATCGTCCCGACGGTGCAATTTGTCGGCGTGGCCAATGCGATCTTGAGCACGGGCGCGACGCCGGTCTTTGCGGACGTAGACCGGCACACGCTGAACCTGCTCCCGTCCGAGGTGGCGCGCCTGTACAGTCCGCGCACGGCGGCGGTGTTCCTGCTCCACTACGGCGGCCACCCCGCTCCCTTTTCAGAGATCGAGGACGCGGGCGGCGTGTCACTGCCTATCCTGGAGGACGCCGCCAACGCCGTGAGCAGCACTTACTGTGGTGTTCCCTGTGGCACGCTGGGGCACGGCGGCGTGTGGTCGTTCGACAGTATGAAAGAACTTGTGATGGCCGACGGCGGCGCGCTGTGGATGCTCTACGACGAACGGATGGACAAGGCCGAGTCGCTGCGCTACTTTGGAATGCCAGCCAAGCGGAGCAGCGGCACGGATAGCGCGGCCTCCGGTTCCGACCGTTGGTGGGAGTTCGACGTACAGCACGTCGCGGGCCGACACACGAGCAACGACGTGTTGGCCGCCGTCGGGCGCGTCCAGTTGTGCAAGTTGCCGCAGTTCATCGAGCGACGCTGGCGCATCTGGCAGCGGTATCAAGAGGAACTGGCGGACGTGTCCGGCTTGACGTTGCCGCCCGAACCACTGCCGGGGTGTACGTCATCATATTATCTCTACTGGGTGCAGCTTGAGAAGCGCGACCTATTAGCCAACTACCTGCGCGACCAGGGGGTATATTGTACCTACCGTTACTATCCGCTACACCTGATCCCGTTCTACGGTCACCGGGGCAGCTTGCCGAATGCGGAGTGGGCAGCGGAGCACACGCTGTGTCTGCCGCTTCATCAGAATTTGACAGAGAGCGAACAAGAAAAGATCGTCGATCTCGTGAAAGGGTTTTGCAATGGCTGATATTGATAGGGCACAAGGGGCACCGATCCCCCCAGAGATGGTCACAAAGTACCGGGATATGGGCGACGGCACACACGCGGTGGTCGTGGCTGCGGGCGGCGCGGGATCGTCCAACCCGGTCGAGTTCTCCGAGGCGTGGCGTGTTTCATACACGCAGAACCGCATCCTGAACGACAGCGACAAGACGTTCACCGTGCCGGCAGCCACAGAATGGCAAATCCTGTGGGTGTGGGTGCAGTACACCTCGACGGCGGCGGCGGGAGACCGGCAGCTTGTCGTAGAGGTGCGCAATGCGGCAAACGACGTGATCAATCAGGTGCGCGTTGGGGACACGCAAGCCGCCAGCGAGCTGCGCTATTACTCGTTCGGGTCGGGGATGTATGATCTGGTCGCGTTCCGCGATACCGACTGGCTCAGCACGCCGCTGCCGCCGCTCTTGCTTCAGGCAGGCGATCAGTTGCGCGTCTACGACAACAACGCGGTCGCGGCGGCGGCGGACGATATGCTGGTCAGCATACAGCTCGCCACGAGGTCGGTGTAATGCGCGGCGTTGGAATGCAGGGCATCGGTCTCTCACCGGCGATCCAGGCGCGAACCCACTGGCTGCCGATCTGGTTCGTGCAGTTCTACCAGGAGAACGACGGGATCAACTTTGGCAGTGGGGTCAACATCGACAATCTATTCAATGCAGACTGTACCATCGAGGGGTATTTTCAAGTTACGGCAACCCCTACTGCGGTCGCGTATCCGCTATCTAAGAACAATGGCGGGGCGGGAAATGGGTGGCGGATGTTCATCAACGCCGGGTTAGTGGTTAACTTTATCGCCTTCTTCGGTGGCGTTAACATCAACATCAATACAGGGGCGTTTGTGTTACGGTTGCGGCAGTGGTATCACATCGCTGTGGATTTTGACGTGGGGACTCTCACGGCGCGCCTGTGCATTGACGGGGTTCCCAGAGCGCAAGGCATAGCAGTGGGCGCGTACCAGGCAGATGCGGCCAACAATTTAATCTGTAATGGGGTTCTCAATGTAGGTATTGTGGATGATTATATGAAGGTTGGTCCCATCCGCCTAAGTAGCGCGCGTCGCTATACTGGCGCGTCGTTCACCCCGCCTAATTATGCCGACTGGCCCGCGAATGACGCCAATGCACAACTCATTACCCGAATGATGGACAAGACCGGCGCAATTGCGACGGACTACTCAGGCAACGGGTACAATGGCGCGATCACTTTTGGTGTGAATACACGGTGGTACAGCGAGCCTTTCCTGGGGGTAGTAAAGAGGTAAGAGGTAAAATGGCATACAGCTTTCGTTACAAATTGCAGACTGCTCCGCGTGCGCGCCAGGACGGGTGCGGGTGCGTTGGGCACGAGATATACGCAGAGTCGTCTCGTGATGGCGGCCCGTGGGCCTTTGTGCCAGGCCGAAAGACAATCATCCTCGTGCCCGCCAGCGAATTGCAAGCGGTCCTGGCCGCGGGCACGAACCAGCAGATCATTGCAGCGTACAAGGGCGCTTTAGCGGACAACGTAGGCACGCAACCTGTACCGGTTGATGGCTGGGGGCCGACCCAACTCGAAGCACTGATGGACGCCAACGACGCGGCGACGGCAGCAGCAAACGCAGCGCACGAGTTCATTACCGGGACGCTGGGGCTTGCGTATCCGGTGCACTTTACGATCTGAGGTAGAACGATGGCCTACTGTACTCTGGCCCAGGTCAAGGACTCGATGCAGAAAACCGACGCGGGCGACGACGCGATCATCACCCGTATCATAGACGGCGCGACGCGCAAGATCGACCAGTTTTGCAACCGGCCTGACGGCTTTGAGGCGGACGCCGCCGCCAGCGCGCGCTATTACAAGGGCAGCGGGCGCGCGTACCAGCGGATCGACGAATGCGTGGAGATTACAGCGGTCGCCGTCAAGGACGCGCCGAGCGACGACGCCTACGAGACGTGGACGGCACCAAGCACGAATATGGCCGGCGACGGGGACTGGTTCGCCGGATCGGGCGATCCCGACGATCCAGAGTTCAACCGCCTGCCCTACACGCTCTTGTTCGTGGACCCGAACGGCGATCAGTCGTGGTTTACGGGAGAAACTTACGAGCAGCGCAAGCGAGGGCGGGCGCGTAGAGGCGTCGACATCTGGGCGCGTGTGCCGACGGTTGAGGTTACGGCTAAGTGGGGCTATAGCGTGGCTGTGCCGGACGACATCACGGAAGCGTGCATTATGATTGCGGCACGGTTTTACAAGAGGCTGCAAGGCAGTATGAGCGATAGCCTTGCCAGCGCAGACCTTGGGGCGCTGATGTATATGCAACAGCTTGATCCAGATGTTGCGGGTCTGCTTTTGGATGGCAGATATGTGCGTATCGCAACGGGGCGGCGGTGACGATCCATACCTTGCCATACCGCGCCCAGCCTGACCAGGCACGACCTTGCCTAACTCAGCCCTTCCGCAAGTTGCCTGTCCATACCACAACATACCACTTTCACTAGGCGGTGTCAAGTGACAGACGTAAGCGGCAAGATCGAGGGCTTGAAGGCGTTCCAGGAAAAGGTGGCTCAGCTAGAACACGATATGAGCGGATCGCCAATGAAAGGCGCGATGGGGCGCGCGACGCTGGTCGTCACGCGGTCGGCGCGCAAGAATGCCCCGGTTGACCGTGGGCCGCTGCGGGCGTCCATCGTGCCGGAAGTGGTCACACGAGACAAGCTCGTGCGGGGCATCGTGGGCAGCAACCGGGAATACGCGCCTTTCCAGGAGTTGGGTACGCGCCCCTTCTGGCCGCCCTGGAAGCCGCTCTACGAGTGGGCGCTGCGCAAAGTGCGCGGGGATCGCAGGGCAGCGGGTGCCCTGGCTGCCGCTGCGCGCATATCCATTGCGGCGCGGGGCATCAAGGCCAAGCGATTCTTGCAACGCGCAGTCGAGGACAACAGCGAGCGGGTCAGGCGTATAATCGCCCAGGCCGTAAGACGGATTGTGAGACGGTGAGATGCCATCTATAGGCGAGATTACCACGGCGGTACACGACTCCATAGCGTTGGTCGGTGCGCTAAACTCAGTTCAGAACTACAACGAGCTAACCGAGGGAATGAACACGCTTCCCGGTGCGCAAATCTACCCGGAGAGCGGCGACTGCGACGCGGCGACCGAGACAGACCGGACGACGTTCGTCGATGCGGCGACCGGCGTGCCGGGCGTGCGACAGGCCGAGGTGATGGTGCGCGTGGACGTATACGCGCGCCAGCGGTCGCAGTTAGCGGAGGACTGGGACACCGCCGTGGACCTGCTCGACGCGGTGTACGATCAGCTTGAGACGCAAGGCGACTGCCCCCTGTTTGGCCTGACAGGCATTCGCTCCTACCGCTTTACCTGGCAGCGGGTGGTGTTCGAGTACGCGACCATCGCCTACACCGGGTTCCGGTTCGAGCTATTCTTTAGGGTGTTCTGATGCTATATCGAATCCATCAAAAGCTACTGGTCAACCACAGGCAAAGCCTCTTTATCGAGCGCGGGTGCGTTCATCCGCTCCCGATGCTCGGCACGGCAACGCGACAGGCGCTCCTCAAGACAGGAACGATCAGCGAGGTGCAAGCGCCGCCCCTGTCTGTGTTCTGGGGCGAGCAGGGCCGCACGCGCAAGCTGGCCGACCTGGGGATCGACACCATCGGGTTCGTGACGATGGAGGCGCGCGATATAGCCTACGCCATTCGGGCCAGCGTGCGCAAAGAGGGCGACGACTTTGATCGCAAGGTGGATAAACTCGCGCTTGCCGTGGAGCGCTGGCAGGACGAGATCAAGGACTATCTAGGTATTGGCAGCGCCGAAATCCGGCGCTGAGGAGAAAAGCGGGGCCAGTTGGCCCAGGAGTAAGGCAAGATGCCACAAACCACAGGAGCGAAACCGCTGGCGTGCGCATACGTCGGGATCAGCACGAACTCTGATTGTTCGGCGTTCACAGACGTGAGCGGGTCCGTCAACAGCGTGACCGGCGTTGGCGGTCAATCGAAAAACGTCGCGGAGGAATACACGCTCGAAGGCAACTACGCGCTCGTCGAGGTCGGCAAGGTCCAGCCGGTAGACATCACGGTGCGGTGCGTGTTCACCGTGACCGCGACAGAGGCGTACCGCTTGGCGCGTGAGGCGTTCAGGGAAGCTGTGTGCGACGGAAAAATCTGCTTGCGCGTGATCCCCGGTGGCGCGACGGCGGGCAACGAGGGCTACCAGACCAACTACGCCCCCGTGACCACGGGACCCTGGCCGGACGTGAACGCGGGCGAAGCAGGTCCGGTGATGGTCGAGTTTACCGTCCGAGCCGCCGACGTGGACCCGTTCGTCTACGCAAGCTAGGCCAACCTAGGGGGTATCTATGCCAGAGCGACTATCTACGCGCACGTTCGACGCGAGCAGCGTGCAGGGCGATGGGGCTACTCTGATCTTGCGCGGCGCGACCGTGGGCGAGGTGCTGAACAACCGGCGCTCGGCCGAGGCGCGCAACACGTGGCGCTATCGCCTGGGCCGCTGGTTGGGGCGACTGTTCCGCAAGCGCCCGTCCGAGTCTGCGCAGATGCGCGACAATATGGCCTACTATGCCCGGTTCGTGCGTGCCTGGAACTGGGTAGGCGACGACGGCGAACCGCTGCCCGTGCCTGGCGATGACCCGTCCGTGATCGAGCGCCTGACGACGGAGGAAATGGCGTTTGTCGTCGCGTGCGTGAACGGCGAGCGCCAGTCGGAGGAACAAAAAAACTGATCGACCGGGCTGCCGAGGTGCTCTGGACGGGAACGGGCAGCCCGCCGTGGGGATGGGTGATGTACCGTCTACGCAGGCTCTACCGATGCACGCCGTCCCAGTTGGAAGACGAGGACTTTGAAACAGTGATGAACGATCTACAGCTCGAGAACCTGGAGCGCAGGATCGCACAAGGCGGCTGATATGCCAGATCGCTATACTATCTCTGTCGAGATCGACGCGAGAGATCGCACAGGCCCGGCGCTGGGCACTGTCAAGCGCGGGTTTGGAGAAGCGTTTAACGAGGTCGTGACGGGCGCGCTGCGCGCCGGCGGCATGGCCGCGGTAGAGTTTGCCGCCAAGCTGCCCGCGATGGCCATAGAGCTGGGCAAGCTGGGCATCCAGGCCGAGTCGACGGAGAACCGGTTCACCAAATTCGCGGGCGGCGCGGACCGGGCGACGATGTTTCTCGATGCGTTTAACGCGGGCACAGATCGCACCGTGGACCGGATGACGGCGATGTCCAGCGCGGGGCGACTGCTCCAGATGGGCCTCGTGGACACGGGCGAGGAAATGGGCCAGATCGCCGCGATGGCTACCAAGCTGGGCGATCAGACAGAGGACACCAGCTCGCGGATCAGCGGATTTGCTGCAATGTTGGCGAACCAGTCGATCCCCAGGCTCGACAATTACGGCATCAGCAGTGGGCGCGTGCGCACGCGGATCGAGGAACTGCAAAGGTCGATCAAAGGCTTGAGCAGAGAAGAAGCCTTTAAGATGGCCGTGATGGAGGAAGGCGCTAAGGCGCTAGAGACGCTGGGCGACACGTCCGAGACGACGGCGCACAAGCTGGACGCGCTCAAGGCCGCCTTTCAGGATGCTAAAATCTCATCTGGCGAGTATTTCGCTGCTGCCGTGAGCGGCGCAGAGGGCGTCGACAACCTGGCCGGGGCGATCCGTGCCGCGCCTCGGTTCGTCTATCGTTTCAGCGAGTCTCTCAGAATCCTTCAGGCCGTCCAGACCAGGGGCGTGTTGGGCATCGGAGAGATGCGCAGGGAGCTGCGCGCCTTGTGGCAGGACACAGAGGACGCGGGCGACGCGACCGAGATTATGCGCTACCGGCACTTGAGAGCCAGCGAGGCGGCTGAAGAATTGGCCAGCAGCCAGAGAGACGCATCCGACGCGGTAGAAGAAAGCATCAGATATTACAAGGAAACGCCAAGTATCTATGAGCTGACTGCAAAGGGGCAAGACCTTGCCGCAGCATCCGCCGACCGGCTGGCTATCGCCCAGCAAGCTGCGGCAGACGCGGCGGGGGAATCCACCAAGAGCCAGTTGGCGCTAGCCGCCTCCCTATCGGATGCGACAGACGCTCAGATTGCACAGGCTGGAATTGCCCAGCTCAGTATAGCACTAGAAGAGGGGGAAATCACTTTTGACCAGTACAATACCGCCGTGGAAGAGACCCAGCTTGCGTTTGGGTTGGCCACACCAGAGAGTATGGCGCTTTCTCAAGGAATTGCGGATTTAACCTCAAGGCTGAGTGATGGCACGCTTGGAGCGACCAGCTACGACGAAGCACTTGCAGACTTGATTATGCAGTCCAAGGCGGCGGGGGTAGAGACGGACGCTTTTGCAAATGCACTTGATGGACTGCCCAAGGAAATCAATATCGACATTGTGACGCGCTATAGGACAGAGGGAACCCCTCCACCACAGATAGATGCGCCCCGGATGGGTGGCGAGGCAATGCAGCACGGGTCTGCCTTTGCCCCTGGCGGCTGGGCGACGGTGGGCGAGCGCGGGCCAGAGCTGGCGTACATCCCCCGCGGCGCGCAGGTGTTCCCGGCGGACCAAAGCCGCCATATGACGACCAACCACTACAACCTGACCGTCAACAGCAACACGCCTAGCACGGGCGTGGCCAACGAGTTCTATCTAATGGAAAGCATGGCTAGATAATAATGGGCTACTGGCATTTTATCAGACCAGAAGGCACGATCAACTACGTGCGCAACCCCTCGTTTGAGGAGAACATCACCGACGGGTGGGCAAACTACTCGTCAGGGGCAGCGGGCGGGGCGCGCAACATCTCCGACTTTCAGCGGTTCGGCGCGCACTCGATGACCGTGCAGAAGAACGCCGGGGCCGCCGCAGACCGCTGGGGCAAGAGCACCACGCTCACCATCACGTCCGTGAACGGGCAGGACTACATCGCATCCGGTTGGGTGCGCGGCTCGGTGGGCGCGACCGCTACGATTCTTTTCGCCAAGGTCGCGGGCGTGGGCGCTTACCAGGAGGTCTCCGCCTCGCACACGTTCACGGCGACGGAATGGACGTTCGTCGAGTCGTCTGCGCTGACCGCCAACGCGACCGGGGACGCCCTGATCCTGTACGTATTCATCACGGGCGCGCCGGTCATCTCTGGACAGTTCGACGCGATCCAGTTGGAGCTAGGCAGCACGATCACGACCTACTGCGACGGCGACCAGTTGGGGTGCGAGTGGCTGGGCGCGGAGCACAACAGCAACAGCCAGCGCAGCGCGCAGAGCCGGGCTGGCGGTTGGGTGGTAGACTTTGACGATCTGAACTTTGACGTATCGGGGATGATCGGCGCAGGAATGAGCCCGATCACGCTGAACGTGGACAGCTATGCCATTCTGCCCGGCGGGGAGCTGAACAGCCAAAAGACCGAGGTGCGCCCGTTCAGCCTCACAGGCTGGGTGCGGGGCACGAGTCTGGAGGACCTGCATGCCAAACGGCAAACGCTGATCGACGAGTTCAAGCCAAACGCCAAGGTAGGCTTGCAGCCGGTCGTGCTGCGCTACACCGGGGCGGCTGTGGACAAGGAGATCAATGCCTACTACCAGGGCGGCCTGGAGGGACGCATCCGGGGTGACTTTCCGTGCCTGGAGCAGAACGTCGCACTGAGGTTCCTGGCAACCGATCCCGACTTTTACGAGATCGGAGAGTCGGCGGACATCCTGGACAGCAACGACACGGACGCCAACCGGCGCAACGTCTCGGCGCGCCTGCGCTCCACGGGCCAGTGGGA